TGCTGTTGCTGCATCAATTCAAACTGCGTTTTCTGCTGAGTGCCACCAATTGTTAAATCACCAGATGCCAGTCTGCTTTGAAACTCAGGCGAACCAAGCATTTCTGTTCTAATATCTTGAACGCTTCTGCCACCTTCTACTTGTTTTCTGTAATGTTCTAACCCGCCTGCGTCAGGGGCACGTTGTAAAATATCTTTGTATGCTTGTGTAAGTGCTGCAATTGACATCAGCCGTTATCCTCCATATATTTGATGACCCACTCAACGACACTACGTTGACCGGATCGGTACATAATTTTTTGCATTGTATCGTCAGGTGTAGGATTGGTGGGTGGGAAAGATTCCTCAAGTGCATGGACAAGACCCTGGGAGTTCATCCCAAGGACTTCAAGCATATTGGGGGAGGTCATTGTTACTGTGTTCGAAGAAAGCTGGAACTCGTGATGCCCGTGTAAAAGTCAGCTCAGGAGCTTTGCCTTCATACATCAAGCGGTCGCTAGAATCCAGCCAAAATTTTTTGTTCAAATATTTATCGGGGTTTGTTGCAGACAATGGCTGCAGCACCCAATTTATAGTTGCCTTACGGAGTAAATCAAGAGAAGGACTGATGTTATACCCCAGCTCAGTATGAACCAAACTATTGGCAGCCACGTGAATTTGCTCATCTCTACTTATGTCTGCGGAGACCGTTCGCATTCCAGGGTCACCAAGAGCGCGAAACAATGGTAAAAGAACGAAGAAAATCGCACGCTCAGCGACCATGGCTTTCGTGATAGTATGATCTGGATGCGACGTCCAAGCGTCACGAAGCTTGATCGCCTCAGCTTCAGCCGTTTCATCAACACCGTGAGCAGTGGCAATGTAACTAAGTGCGAGGTCATGCTTTTCCTCGTCTTGAACGTTGGAGAGTAGTAGCTCACGTGCCAACGGCGGTACTTCGGTAGCAAGTGCTTCATTAATAAACTCTCCCACAGGCAGTTCCATATGTCTGATGGCAAGAGCACGTTTCAATACTTCTTCGGCTCCCTCCTTTACTGTACCAGCAGTTGTTTGTACTGGTGTCCAGGTTCTTTTTCGTTCGTGTAGTTTTTGATACGGGTTCATTCTTGACAGTCACATTGTGGTTCATTTGCTGACTCCGTGAATAGGTCTTCAAGATACTCTTCAATGTCACCACTCAATGCAGCATAGACATCTGATTTATCTTGTGTGTCTCCCATTACTTGGAGTGAATAATAAAGGGAGGTTTGCGGAGAATTCAACCACTCTTCGATAAAGGCTTCGTCATATGTAACGACATCACTCCAACTGTTGAAGCTATACCCGTGAAGAAGTCCCGTGCGGTTGAGCATGGTCATGATGCCATCGGCAACACGTTTGTAATTTGCCCAACCAACTTCTGATGCAATTTCTACATCGCCATATTCGTATGTCTCGACACCGAAGGTGCCGCTATCCCTGTCTACTGTACGCCCGACAGGCGGAGCGATTTCTGGTGTGCAAGTATAACCATCCAAATCCTTGCTTCGATAACTGCAGGAGGCAGTGGGTGCGATAGCAAAGGCTCGAACCATATTATGAGACCTAGCCATTGCGGCGGCAGACTCAATACCAATGTGGAATTGATGTGCCAATTCATAGGCTGGTGTGCGTACCACTTCGCCTGCATTGTGCTGGTCCAAAGCGATACCGAACTGTTCATAAGTTACTCCGTACCGCCGTAGGAGATTTGCCAGTCCGAGCATTCCGAGTCCGACTTGTCGGTCTGTTTCTGACGGCAGATATTCTCCTGAATCGCCAACGCCAGTTTTAGCATGGAGGGTACACAGCTCCGACATGCCCTGAACAAAAGCTCCTGGGATTTCGTCGAACTCACAGGCACCAAGATTGACGTGCTGCAACAGGCATGTTCCGCGTGAGGGCAAGTACACTTCCAAGCAAACGTTGCCTCGGACACGGTTTCCTTCATTGTCATACTTTACTTTGTTGAGCCAGACATCTCCGGCTTTGATGGATTGGAGAAGTTGTTCCTTGAACGTGCACGACCGCCACCAACCTTCAGTGATGTTGATGCATCGTTTGACCCATGGCAGCTCGTTGCGTGGTGTTGTAATAAACTCAAGAGCATCACTGTGGCAAAGGTCAAGGTGACACACCACCGCACCATTTTTGTATACACCCCCGCGACGAAGGATTTCATTTAGCGTTGAGTAGATTTTAGCGAAGGAGACCGGTCCAGATGCAACCAACCCTTTTCCATTTTCTTGACCTCGGGGTCGCAGTTCCGACAAGTGGACCGCGCAACCTGCTCCGAAACGTAAAGCATGTGATACAAATCGCCAGCTTGCTTCAATTCCATCGGGACCCTCCATAGAATCCTGGACAACAAATACCGTGCACGACACCGGAAGTCTGGACGTTGGATCATCCATCCAAGATTGGACACGTCCCGTGCGAGAAATAAGTGAGGTGGTCATTCGATAATCAGGTCTTGCAGATAAGGTTCTTTGTAGTTAGGTCCTTTCAGGACTTTGCCGTCAGGGCGGTAAATTGGTTTGCCGAACTCATCGAGTTTCGACATGTTTGACTCATGGACCCGACGAAAGGCTTCGTCAAGGTCCCATTCTTGTGATGCAGCAAATTGATAGCAAACATATACAAGGTCTGCTAGCTCTTTCAACTGCTCACAATCATCTTTCATGTGGTAAGCTTCGTGAAACTCTGACCACTCTTCATCGATCAAAGATTTCTGTAGGCCACGCTGGTCCCTCCCAGTCATCAAAGTATACGCTGAGCGGAACTGTTCGGCCATCGTCATCAGGCTGCGATGAATGTAGGAGTTCATTTTCAAGGTAGTGGATAGCTTTTTTAAGGTCTTCAGCCTTTGTGTCAGGACTTTTGAAACCGGCTCTGCAAATATATTTAATAGCATTGCCGAGATGGTAGTTGAGTTGTTGATCGCGGATAAAATCCCAAACCTCTATGCTTCCTCGGGTGTAGTGAGAAGGGGACGGTTGGGCCATTTCTTAACTAGGTTGGTAACAGTGTTTGCAAGGCAGAAGTTCTGCTTTTGCAGTGCAAGGTAAACAGTAATAATATCTTTTTTGTCAGCTTCTTTAATCAAGTCTTCAATCTGTCGAAGCTTGAACTGTTGCTCCATCGTCAGCTCCATCACTGGCGGTGGCGGGAAGCCATGGTATGACTCGTTTGTTGACTGCGTCATAGTCAGTATGTTGTAAGATTTTTGCAAGACGTGCATTCATCAACGCTGTTTCTTCATCCAATTCTTTGGACTGGAAAGCTTTGACAACTGTGTCCCATGTGTAACCATCTTTGTCAAGCAAAGCAATGGCACGTTTGACGCCGATCCCTGGCACTCCACCGTAACCATCTGTTTGGTCACCAGCAAGTGTTTGGACAAGATGCCAACGCATACCTTCTTCCTCTGTAACCTCAATGGTTTCGTCAAGGTTGTATAGTTTGCCAGGGATTTGACGCATGTCTTTGTCTGGGCTGACAATAATGTTGCCAGGTTCAAAGGTTGCGTAGATACCCATGGCATCGTCAGCTTCTAGCTCAGGGATTCTGATAACTGTGTAACGCTCACTTAGTTCTGTGATAACTCGCCTGTAGCCACAGGGCTTCTTTCTATTTCGATGACCTTTGTAATCTGGGTAAATTTTTTTCCTAAAATTTTTAGAGTCACTGAAAAACAGAATCACTTCCGGCGTGTCCCACATGAAGTGCTCTTTGATCTTGCTCAGCTCACGTTCAACACTTTTCAGTGCCTCACTAAACTTGCTGATGACAACAATAACGTCGTCACCCCAATCAATCTCGTCTTCTGCTGCAGCACAGCATTTGTAGACAATGAAGTCAGCGTCAACTAGCAGTTTCATTTTTTGGAGTGGTACCAGGCAAAGAATTCGTCGCACTTAGCACGGCGACGTTCGTGCATGTAGGGATAAAAGCGGATGACAAGGTCGTGGATGTCTTTACGCCGGTGCAAAGACCAAAGACCATGAGGTTTCCAACTTTCTTTGTCTGAGGGATATTTACGAAGGCCAGTAACTTTACCGACACATCCAATGGCTTCATAAAAAGACCATAGGACATCCATGTCAGTCATTTTAACTTTCATTTCCCAACAGTCACTGCCTTTTTTATAGGTCAGACAACCTTCACCTTCAAAAATTCCAATAGCCCAGGCATAGGGATCAGTGAACGTCAGCCCAACTGTATCCTTGCTTGGCTTCGGCAGCGATTGGTATTCTGAGATTGTAGTATCGTCCTGCATCCCCCGCAGTACGTTCAAGGCAAGTTGATAAGGAGTTTGCATAATTTGGGTGGGTTTCAAACTGTAGTTCGTCGTGGATAAATGCAAGCTGGTTGCAAGGTATATCCAGTTCTTTTGTTGCTGTATCGTTCAGTACCATCCAGCGTTTTGCAATAACGCCAGCGCCTGACTGGAGTAAGTAGTTTAGTGCCTTGTGCTGACTATCGACCTTAATAGGTCTTCCGTCAATAGATTTTACGTGACCCTTGTGGCTAGCTTCTTTGATTGCTGAAAGTAATTCTGCAAGACCATCAATAGCTGACACAAATGCGTCTCTAATCTCTGCTCCTTTTTTCTTTGCAGCTTTGTCTTTTAAGGTAGAGTCAAAGGATTGTCCGATTTTGGCATCACCTGCTCCGTAAAGGAAGGCGTAAGTGACTGTTTTAACTTGGCGGCGGCTGATTCCAATTCGGTCTGCGTTGACTTGATGGATGTCTCCATTGATGAGTACGTCCGCGTAGCGTCCCGCATCATATTTAGCGAGGTAATGTGCGAGCATCCGAAGCTCGATGCCGCTAAGATCGGCACCCACCATAATTTGACCAGGCGATGCTTTAAAAAGTTGTCTACAGTCATGGTCAGAAGGTACTTGACTTAGGTTTGGTTTTCGATGTGCACAACGATGTGTGTTGGTTGCAACTGAGCAGTGATGATGTACTCGACTAGCAGTCGTACATAGCTTCAGCCATGCGTTCGTGCCTTGCGAGATCATCCCCAATTTCTTTGTAATAGTCAGACACTTGAGAAAGCCCTCGGCAATCGTAATCCCACTCGAAGCAACTTCCGTTAGTACATTCTCGTCGATTACTGCTTTGCCCGTCTCTGTTCGTAATGTTGGTTCCCATCCGTAATGTTCTCCCAGGAACCATGCAATATGGTCCCGTGATGTGGGGTTAAGTTCAGTGATGCGGGTGAATGTTGCTCCGGCGATATACCCGTAGCGTCTGTTATTTGCTTTAGGAGTAAATTCCGATCTTGGTGTGTAAGCGTGCCCGTCGCGTAATACTGCACAAGTTTCTTCAAGCTCTGCTCTGAGAGAAGATGACAGTTCCCATGCAGAGCGTTCATCAAAATACCATCCATGGATTTCTTGTGTGGTGAGAATTTGTGCAACCTGGTGTTCTAGTTGGACCCACTCAGGTATTTGTGGAAGTGGTCGCATAGTTTGCGAGTGACGTTGACATCTTGTACGCAATAATCTTGCATCTCTTGACTCCACTCTTGCCAGTCAGTGTCTTTACCAAAAGACCCTTTGTATTCACCAAGCCTATACCCGTAGGATTCTAGTGAATGTCTACCGTATAGCTGTAGGGGCATTTGATCCCAGTTACGCTCTTGATCAACTCTAAGCATGTCTGTGTGATACAGACGTGACAACAACAAAGTGTCTACAACCATGGCGGTTGGTGAGAACCACGAGTAAATCTTACGGAGACAAGGTATGTCATAGCCGATGACGTTGTGGCCCACAATGACGTCAGCATCTTCGAGCCTTTGGACACCACGGGTGATCGGCTCAGCGTTACCTTCGTCGTTGTAAGCAATCGTCTCACCAGTTTCCTGCTCATGAATAACAAGGCAGTGGATCTTGGTAACATCATTCAGGAGACCGTTGCTTTCTAGATCGAATACTAGAGTGTTTCCAGACATAAGTCTTGTCAACAAATTGTGCACGTTTCACCATCTCTGGCGTGGGTGGGTTAGGACGTTTAAGATCAGAAATCTGGGATGTATTCGGGCTCCGTTGTTGATTCAGTTTCATTAAATTTACAGGTGGATAAATCGTAATCTAGTAAGCACGCGATGCCAGTTTCGCCAGAATATCGATTCTTAAGGACTCGCACAGTCGTAGCATCGTGTTTAGATCCACTCTGCTGATTTCGTTCGAGTGCAATAACGCTATCTGAGAGCTGAGCAATTGCAGCTGAGCCGCGTAGCTGGCCGAGAGTAACTCTTGCTCCTTCTTCATGGTT